TCACAAAAGAACGACTTTGTTTTTTTGGTTTTTTAGGTGGAAAACACTGGCGATATGGTTTTATTTCAACCATATATTTTTTACCTGTTTTTAACTTAAATATAAAATCAGGATAGTATCTATGAATACGATAATCAATAGGTGAACGATAGATAATAGGTATTTCTTCACTTGCCCAAAACTCAACGGCATCATTTTTATCCAAATATACCATCATACGCCTTTCTAATAGTGAACGATATACTATTCTATTTGGGTCACCAGCGTACTTTTTAGGGTGTGTAGGTTTGTAAATTCCTTTATAACTTGTTCTCATATCACATATAAATATTACTATTAAACATACAAGTATTTATGGCACTATCAAAAGTAGCAAATTTAATCCAAAAGAATTTAGGTAACTTAACAGGCGGCGGTTTAGTCGGTTTAGGTGGTGGTATTATAGGTGCTTTAACAGACAAAGCAAAGAATATGGCACAGACAAATGCCGCTGCTGCCAAGATATTAAACAAATCACCATTAGAATTAAACGATACAAGTCCTGTAGCACATATGAAAGAAAATCCTTATGACTATGGCACAGTATATTATCCTAATAATGTTCAATCACTAGAATCAGGTCATTACATAATTTTTGATGTATTAGAAAAAGATACAGCAGCAAGTGCTCTTGCACAAAGTGCTATGGCAGGTTCAGCTAAAGTAGCTAGATCATTAGGTAGAGATGATGTAGCACAAAAGTTACAACCAGCACAACGAACAAGTAGAGTTACTACAATAAAAAATAGAAAAGGTGGAACTGAAGATAGAATAGTACAACCATCAAGTGGCATTAGCGCAGGTTTAGCAGGCAATAGAACTGTAAGAGTTTCAAAGACAATTGTATTATATACGCCACCAGGATTAAAAACTTCTTATGGTGCAGTACACGAGGGTGTAGAAACAGGAATTATAGGAAATCTTTTAGGTTTACAAGGTGGTGGTGCTATTAAATCAACAGCAGAACTGGCCGGCAGATTAAAAGATGCCGCAGCTGCATTAGGTACAGAACTTATATCTGGTGCATTATCAATTATTCCTGGTATGGGAGATTTAAAAGGCGCATTAACAAAAGTTACAGGTAAGGCAACTAATCCTAATACAGAAATGGTATTTAAAAGTGTACCTATGAGAAGTTTTGATTTTGTTTTTGAATTTGCACCTAAAAATAAAAAAGAATTAGAAAGTATGACAAAGATTATAGAAATCTTTAAATATCATATGCACCCTGCTATTGAACAATTTGGAAATGATTTTATAGTACCAGAGGAATTTCAAATAACTTATATGTACTTAGAACACAGAAACCAATATATTCCTAGAGTAAGTCGTTGTGTATTAACTAATTTAGATTTACAACACGGCGATGATAATAATTTTAGTACTTTTGCAGGCGATGATAATGGCGCTGCTCCAATTTATACTAAAATGTCATTAAAGTTTAGTGAAACGGAAATTATGACTAAAACAACTATTGTCAAAGGATTCTAATGTACTTCTCATATTTTCCAAAAGGTACTTACGATTTAAAAGGTGACGGTAAAGAAAAACTTGTTACTAATTTAATGAGTAGAGTTAAGATAAGATCAAAAGTTTTAGATGAAGTAAGTCTATATGATCTATACGATATACCTGAAGGAGAAACACCAGAAATTACAGCAAGAAAACATTTTGGCAGTCAATATTATCATTGGGTAATTTTAATGACAAATGATATAACAGACCGATATTACGGTTGGCCATTAACAACATACGAATTTGAAAATTATATAAATGACAAATACACAAATCCAGATGGTGTACATCATTATGAAATTATACAATCAAGTGGTAAAATTAAAGGTGAAGGTCCAAGTGATTTTGAACATAAATTAATTGTTAATAGCACTGAACCAAATGCTATAGCAATAACAAATAGAGATTATGAACAAAGAATACAAGATCAAAAACGACAAATCAAATTATTAGACCCAGCGTATTTACCTATATTATTAGAAGAATTTGAAAACTTGATGAGCGAATAATGAATCTATATGACACAATAGACGGCAAAGCTTTAAAAAAGCCTGGTGATTATATACTTTCAGATATAAGATTAATTTCATATCGCAGTGTAGATGGTAGCAATACGCCAGATATTATTGAAATAGAAACTCTTGTATTAGATTTAAACATTTACGAAAGTATTTACAATAAAACATTATCAGGCAATATGTTGATTGTAGATGGTAATAACGTAATAGGTAAATTGCCACTAACAGGTAATGAAAGACTTGAATTTAAATTTTTCACTCCATCATTAGGTAAAGGTTATGATTTCTCTATGAAGTCAGGCAACCCAATGTATGTTTACAAAATACAAAACAGATCACCAATAGGTCCCAAAACTCAAACTTATCTATTACATTTTTGCAGTAAAGAAATGATACAGAATGAATTGGTTGTAGTAAAGAATGCTATGACAGATACATTTTCAAATATGGCGGCCAAAATTACTAAAGAACCAAATACATTATCATCAGCAAAGAATTTTTATTTTGAACCATCATATGGATTATATAAACACGTATTTGGTAGATTAAGACCTTTTGACGCCATTGACCAAATATCCTTATTATCTCAAAGTGAGAAATACGCAGGTGCCGGTTATTACTTTTATGAAACAAGTTTAGGTTTTAATTACCGTTCACTTGAAAGTATGTTAGCAATAGATGGTAACACAGCAAGACCAGTTGTTGCAAGATTTAGACCAAAACCATCAAACGTAAAAGATGGTGGTGGCAGTACAGATATTAAAAATGAAATGCAGATTGTAAATAATTTTAAAATATTAGACCAATTTGATACACTAAAAAATTTAAGAAATGGTGTATATGCAAGTAAGTTAATTACACACGATCAATTGAATAAAACTTACGAAGAAACAGATTTTGATTATAACAAAGAATACCAATATTTACACCACACTGAATCAGGAAAAGACGGTGTTAAAACAGATAACAAAGGTATATTGCCATTACATTTAAGAGAAGGCGCCTACTTATCAGACTATCCAGAATCAACAATGTACCTATGGCCGGATACACAATCAATACACGGTGACATAAGCTCACCACCTATTAAAGACATATTACTCAAAAGACTTTCACAAAGATTGGCGTTTATGTCAAATCGTTTAGAAATTACAGTACCAGGATTTACTGGTGTAACCGCAGGAGATTTGATTACTTTTGAAATGCCTTCATATACACCTGCCGGTGATGTAGAACCATCAGGAAATGATCCTTATATGTCAGGTCGTTATCTGGTTACTTCAGTAAGACATCAATTAAACCGAACATTAAAGAAACACGTAATGGTATTAGAGTGTATGAAAGACAGTGTTCGCAGACCTTATCCTGAAGAAACTAACGATACATTTATTGGTAAGGAAAAAAACAACGAAGGTATTATAGACATATACAAATTAGATGAAATATATAGCAATATAGCAGGTGGACTCTTTAAAGGTTAACTCAGAACGCCTCCGAGACCGCCGCTCCGACGGCTATGTAATATTATAACTATATGGACGCTGGCCACCTTACAGAAACCAAGAGGGAACCGCACCATAAATATGTAGAAAGGGAAACAACTATGAAAATAAGTGAATACAACATTATAGGTATCAAAGAAACTTTGAAACAAATTAAAGAATATCTCTTTGGTAGAAGATGTAAGTGTAAAAATAAGAAATGAATAAACTAATGAATATGATAAAAGCAATATACGAGGGTATCGGCCACCTCTATGATAAAGTCGTGCTAGCGCACTCCTTGTCTAATAGTATATGGATTTATTACGGTGTCATACTGTTTTGTATATTCTTTTTGGTGGCCAGCTGGCCTGCGTAGAGAATAGGAAATAGAAATTTATGACGTATGTTGTTGTGTTATTATCAGGCGCTCTAACGAGAGTAAACAATGAATAACGAAAACTTTATGGGACTTGGAGGTTTTCTCTGGTTCTTCGGTGTAGTAGAAGATCGTCAAGATCCACTCAAAGTCGGCCGTCTAAGAGTAAGAATAGTCGGTGTTCATACACAGGATAAACAGGCATTACCAACGGCCGATCTACCGTGGTCTCTTTGTGTTTTACCGATTACGGCCAGTGGTATTTCAGGTATCGGCCAGTCGGCAACCGGACTACTCGAAGGCAGTTGGGTGTTTGGGTTTTTTAGAGATGGCAATTTTCGTCAAGAGCCACTTATATTAGGTAGTTTACCAGGAAGGCCAACTGAATTGGCGGACAATCGAAAAGGTTTTTATGATCCAAATGAAATTTATCCGAAATACAAAAACGAACCAGATATAAATCGTCTGGCCGTTAATTCAAAGGATTCGGATGGTAACGAAATCAATCCAAGTTTAGCATTAACAATCCGTAGAGCAACACGCATAACAGGCATACCAACGGCCGACTTTAATTTCATTACAACGGCCTCTGGCGACCGAATAGCCGATTCAGAAAGCACGATATGGAATCAACCTGAAATACCTTACAATGCTCTTTACCCATATAACCACGTATACGAGACCGAGTCTGGCCATATACAAGAGTTTGATGATACTCCAAATGCGGAACGAATCCATATCCGCCACCGTTCTGGTACATCAACGGAAATCTCGGCCAATGGTACATTAACGAATATTACCAAAGGTGACCATTACAGTATCATAGATGGCAATAAACAGGCCTACGTACAGGAGAATAACGACCTGACTATAAATGGCCGTTACAAGTTATATATTAATAAGAATGGTTCACTCAATAACCACTATGATATACAGATAGGGCCAGGTGCAAATGTAAATATACAGGTGGATAATGGTGATATTAATTTACACACATTGACTGGCCGTTTAAATTTAAATAGTGGCGGCGATACGAATTTAAAGGTAGGTGGTTCTTTAACGATTGATGTAGCAGGCAATTTGATTCAGAACGTAGAAGGCAATACTACACAACAAACTACAGGCACAGTGATTGTGCGTGGTGCAACGATTGATCTAAATCCATAAAGGCCAGTGGTGGAACTGGAGAGCAATCGTAATCTATAAATGCAATAACATCAAGACAAGGTAATAATAGACATTTTCCTATAGGAAACCCGGAGGCCATTCCAATATCATCCAGGTTCGGTAAAGAGTTCTTACTTAAAGAGAGTGTAAAAATTTCCTGGTGGATTTTATGAGTTACAGGTTTGAGATATATTATTGAATTATATAAGATTGAAAGATGTTCACTACTTTTTCCCAAGTGTTTATTTGAGGTGTTGGCCTTGCTTTAATTGCAACGGCATATCTAGTTTTTCCTTCTTTTGAATAATTATAGGCGTTATGTATTTTTGTTGAATTTACTAAGTATACACCATTATGTTCCGTTTTATATTTTTTAGATGGAGGGCTGTTTACTTTAAATACAGTTCTATATAAGCCTGCTACATCTTTATCTACAGTACGTTGATAAATCTGATTCTCTTCCCAAAAACACATACCACCTCCTTCACCATATACCCAATTAATAGACCAATAAAATTGTGAAGTATCTCTTGTATCGTTGTGTATAATACCAAAACTGCCAGGAGGTTTGTTAAAAATACTAAGATGAAACCAATCTAAATTATTAATATTAGTCCAGTTTGGATGAAGGAAGTTTTTAATGGGTACAGAATAAACATGATTTGGTTTTTTATATTCACCAAAAGGATCTAACTTTAAATCGTCTTTAACTACGTCTATTAATCCTGGTAAATTTAATTTATAAACATATTCCATAATATTATGGATTGTTTGGTGACATTGGCACATCAAAGATAAAAGCAATTCTCTCACAATTACCTATATTCTCGGCCATATGGTTCTTCTTATTGTTAAACCAGAAGAATGTACCTGGTTGTATTATCACTTCTTCTTTAGTGGATTCTAAATCGCCATCGTCCCATACAGTATATCTATATGTACCTGTTATACTCAAATGATAACGGTCTTTTGTTGTATAGTATTTTCCTTCATCTATATGTTTGCCTGTGATTTCACCAATTGGTGTTTTAAGAAAAGCACAACGGCCGAGTCGCCGACCAAAATTATTTTCGGCCAGGAATCGTTGGATCTCGGTGTGTCTTGAAGCGGCTTCAGTGGGTACACATATTTCTGTGTCACCAATAAACTCACCAGGTTTTGAAATGCCTCCCATGACTAATTGAAGTACACCTGATTTAACTAAACGTGTATGAGGGTCTTGGCGGTCAATCCCTTTCATACGGCCTACATTACCCCAATCTTCAGGATGTTGTTTCAATTGTTTTACAATACCTGATACGTCTATATTCTCTTTTATTATACGTATGTTCTTCATTTACGAAGTATATCTTTAAACATTAATATCCAAAGACCAATTATAGCAATCACGGCCACTAAGAAGAATGTATTTAATATTAATTGTAACATATTAATTACACCACGACTCTTTTGCAAGACCGTAATATTCTCGTGCATATCCGTTTTTGATTAATAACACACGTAATGATTTACCATCAATTAATACATCACCTAATACACGACCACCAAACTTATCCCAATCGGCAATGGCAATCTGTATTTTTTTACCATTCGCAATTGTAGTCTTTGTAAATTCAGTTGCGGCTAAACCCTTTGTGTTTTCTTGTGGACATTGAGCACGGTGTCCTTTTTCTGGTGTATCAACACCATAGACACGAATAAGTAATTCTTTTTTAAGTGGATCTGGTAGAAATTTCGCTTCAAAACCTACAGTATCACCATCTAATACTCTTGTTAATTTATAATCATACACTTTCATTTCTACTTCCTTCGCCAACGCCAAAGACGGTAGAAACATTAATATTAATAGTAATATTCTCATATATCTAATATATACTATTTAATGTGTTTTGTCAAGCAATAAATAATAGCATGAACAACATACCTACAATAGATTTCAACAGTATCTTGGTTTTTTTAAGATCAGCAGAAAAAACAAATTGGACTATCGTAAGAGTTAAGGATGATATATGTAATTTAGAGTTTATGAACAAAATAAAAGAAGTATCAAAAACAGTTGCTTTTAAAAGTAAAGATAATTTGCAATTATATGAAGGTATTGGTATACAATATAAAGATGCAGATATAACAGATGATGATAAAAAATATAATATATTGGATGTGTATTCTAACAATACCTTTTTTGCACAAGAAATTGGCGACTTTGTTTCATATAACAAAGAAGGAAAATGTTTTATAGTTAAAAGTAATCTGAAAAGAATTAAACTATCGGAAGTATCACAAGTATTAAAAGACAAAGCTAAACAGTATGATATGAAAATTAATAATTCAAATATTCATCCATCAACAAGCTATGTTTTTTTAAATGAATGGGCGGGAGTTTTTAAAGATTTTATTACATATTTTTTAAATAAAAATATATTTTTACATAGAGGAAGATTATTAAATTGTAAACCCGGTAAACAATCTGGACCTATACATATAGATAATAATGTTCGTATTCATATACCAATTTATACTAATAAAAAATGTACAACTACTTTTTATGATAAACAAAAAAAACTTATAGGAGAATATCATTTGCCAGCTGACGGTTCTTTTTATTTATTTAATAGTTGGTTGCCTCATTGTTTTGGAAATATGGGAGATGAAGATAGATTACATGCAGTTTTTGCTTTTACTGACAAAATATTTTATTATTCAAAATCTAAACTACTATTGGCAAATGATATAAAAAATATGATGTTAAAAGATTTAAATAAATTTTGATAATTATTTTGGGGTAAAAGTAATATCGTGTATGTTAACATTACTCTTTAATACATAATCTAAAACAGTTACTACATCTTCGCATACCATTTTAACTTTATTTTTATTTCTAACCATATCAGTGTCTACATAGCCAGGTCTTAAATTTATAATTTTTGGATATTCGTATATATTTTTTTGGCAAAACTTATCTTGTTTATGTTTATAGATAGCGTACTGATTAACAGGCCAGTTGCTGGCCGTTGATGATACGTTTATTATTATTTTTTTCTTTGTCTTCCACAGTTTAAAAGATTCTTCTAATAAAATATTTTGACTGTCATCATGTATATGGTAAGCATTATTAACAAATATATCAGTATCTATTAATTCATTTAAGATTATTTGTCTATCAGTTTGTTTTGAAATGTCGCAAAGAGTTGATTTAGAAAATCCTATTACGATATTATTTAAATCTTTTTTAAAATATTCGTATATTGATTTACCAATACCTTTAGTGTGGCCGGTTATCACAACTTTCATAATTATATTTATCTTCTTTTAAAGTATCTTTTTAATTTCTTCATACCAATAGATGCCACCCTCACGTAGTTTATCATTTGCATTACGTAATTTTTCCATACGTCTTTTGAAATAGGCCAGTTGAGAGCGATTTAATAAATCTTTATCCTCAATATAACTAATAATATGGTCTACGTCAGGACAAGTAAAGTCAGGTATCTTTGGTGCTTTTTTCTTTAATGTTTTTAAATTAGGTTTTCTTTTTTTTCTACCAAACACGTTTTTTCCTACCTCTTAACGACAACAGCTTAAGTTTCTTTAATTGTTTTAATTTTTTTAAATAACGTTTTGTTTGACAAAAGATAGATATGTAAATATAACCTAGTCCAGCAAATATGCCGGCAAGTATGATTAGTCCTACGTATAGATTGTTCATGTACCCTTTGTTTGCAAATCAAAGGGTGCCTAGTAAACTAGGCACCTGAAATATAGATTGTTATTATTCTTCGTCTGTTTCGTCTATTTCTTCGTCCTCATCAGAGTCGGAAATATCTTCATCA